ATGGCGGTCTCATATGTTGAAGCCGAAGAGATGAAACTGAATCCGCCCCCGTCCACCGAGATGGTTCTGAAGCGGATGAACGAGTACTGCAACGCGACGGGGATGGAAGCGAATGACCTGGCGCACGAGATTGGTTACTCACCCGTCGCCTTGCAGCATTTCCGCGCGGGCACCTACGCCAAGCTGGCCAGCACGGATATTTACCTGCGCCATGCGCTCGCGAAGTACTTCGATCAGCATCCTGCCGCTGGCGTGGATGATGACGTCCCCACCAAGCTGCTGATGACTCGCGACACTAAGATGATTCTGGCCCGCGCCCGCGAGGCCCAGCGAGCCGGCCGCATTATCGTTGTGGAAGGGCCACCGGGAACAAGCAAAACGACGGCATTCAAGAGCTACGCCGCGAAGAACCGCTCGCAGTCCGTCATCTACATGCGCTGCTGGATGGGCATCTCCCCGGTTGCGATGCTGCGGGAAATCTGCCGTTTGACCGGCGCTCGCGCGAACGCCAGCCGCGACCGGCTGCTGAAGAATTGCATTCGGCGGTTGAGGGCGCTAAAAGCCGCAGACCTAGAGAACAGGTCTGCGCTACTTCTGATCGACGAGTGCCAGTACCTCCTGGGCGCGAGCGGCGAGGCGCTGGAGCAACTCCGGGATGTGCTGGACCTGGCCAAGTGCGGATGCGTGCTGGCGGGTCACTTTAATTTTCTCCGCACGCTCTCCAACGGGCACGGGAAATTCCTCGAACAGTGGCTTTCGAGAATCGATCTGCACGAGCACCTGCGCGGCTTGGAAGAGAAAGAGATTCCCTCGATTGCCCACGACTATCTGGGCGAGGCGCTGCCGGCGTCGGTGATTTCCCGGTTGGTTAAGTTCGCACGCGTGCGCGACCGCAACTTCGCCTGGCGCAACCAACTGGCCCACGCCAAATTTGCGCAGGCCCAGTACCTCTCGATTCGTCGCGTTCACAAGTTCCTGGCGCGCCTCGAAGAGTTGCGCCAGATCCCGGAGAACGCCGGGCGTTCGTATGCGGAACTTGCGCCGGCTGTGGCCGAGCTGATGATGCAGCCGGAAGCGGAAGCGCTGTAAAGCAGGCATTAGGGAATAGGGAACAGGGAACAGGAGCTAGGGTATGAACATTTTCCGCAGTGATTTTAAGAAGAATCCACGGACCATTTTCCAACTGCTGAACCAACTGATGGAGGGCATTGGCAGCCGCATTAAGGATGCCATTCCTGACGACGCGAAAGACCCTCGCCGGGCGCACCGCTGGCGCAGCGGCGACGCTTTGCGGCGCCGGCGAGCTCGCAACCAGATGGCGCGCGAGTCCCGCCGGATCAATTTTGCTAAGGCTCGCGGCTGGTGAATCATGAACATCCTTATCGTTGAAGACCACGAAGAATTGGGGCGCGTGCTTGTGGAGAGCTTGGTCGCTATAGACCACCGAGCGGAACCGAGAGACCAAATCGTTGCCATCTGGACGGCGCGCGATGTCGAGACGGCTGCAGGGATCCTGCCGCGCTGCTCGGCGGTGCTTTGTGACGGGCGGTTTCTCGCCACTCCGGAAGCAAAAGAGCCTTCAGAAAACTGGATGATCATCGCCTCGCATGCCGCGCGCCATGGCGTCCGTTTCATCCTCTACTCGGCTGACGAGGACGCTTTGCGGATGGCGCGATTGTGCGGCTTGGCGGCGTTTGCGAAACCCACGCCTGTCGAGACGCTCTACGCGGTATTGATGGGGCGGGGCGAGGGCGATCCACTTGAGAGCCGCGTGGAAGACGATCTGGGCGCGCCGCGGGCGGCGTGAAGAATTCCGTAACGCGAGGTGGACCATGCCGGTTGTGGAACTGGAACTCAAGGCGAATGTTGATGACGCCGTGAAGGCGATCAGGGCGGTCATTGACGAAGCGCATCAGGAGCTCGGGAAACTTCAGTGCGACGTCGAGGCGGAGGTTTTGCATGCGGCTTTTGAGTTTGGCAAGCGCGTGCAGCGGCTGGCCGATAAACAGGCCGAGGAATCGGCGCGCGGATCGCGCGTCATCGCCTACATGTTCTGCGGGTTCTGTGGCTTCGTCCTCGCGATGGTCGTCGCGGGCGTGCTGACGTTCTGGAAACTTGGACTCAAGGTGTGGTGACGGCAATGGCTACGAATGCCCAACAACTGATTGACCCGCGGCTGCTGACAGCCATTAGTAACGACCGAATCGATCTGGTGGGACAGTTATGCGCTTCAGTGGCGGATCTCCGGAAGGATCTCGGCCACCAGGTGGCGCTGCTCGATAAGTTCCGCCGCGACAAAGTCGAGCTCGACCAAACCGTCAAGGCGCTCTCCGCGCGCATCGCGAAGCTGGAAGAGGCAGCACATGGCGGCCATTAAGTGCCCGAAGTGCAAGGCAACTTTTGAACTGCATCCGACAGAGATTATCCCGGCCGGAGAGGCAGTCTACTGCGCCAACTGCGAAGGGATTACACGGCGTTCCCTGAACGGATACTGCGCGGCGTGTGGAAGTGATGCAACGACCAGCCTGGAGCGGTTGCTGGCTGGCTGCCTGCCCGAGTGCTTGGCGAGCGTTAAGGAGTGAGGAAGGATCATGGCGAAACCGAAAGTCGAAAATGGGCAACCGAAGATCTCGACGTGGGCAGAGGCGGAAGCGGCCATGGCCGAGTACGCTGCCGCGCAGAATGAGATTGATAAGGCCAAGGCGTTGCTGGATGAGACCGTCCTGGCTGCGGGGAAGGCGTTTGCGGAAAGCAGCCGCGCAGCGCAGCAGAAACTTGACGAGCTCTCCGATATCCTCAAAAAGTTCGCGCAGGGGCACAAGGGCGATTTCAAGGCCATCGCCGACGGCGGGCGCGGCCGCACGCGCACAGTGGGAAAAGTGACGTTGGGTTTCGAGTGGGGCCAGCCCTACATCCACATCCCCAAGAAATTCGAAGAGCAGGCGATTGCCTGGCTGGAAAAGACGGCGCCCGACACTTACGTCAAGCGCACGCCCAAAATCATGCGCAGCGTGATCGAGGCGGAGCTGCAAAAGGCCGAAGAAACCCACGACCAGGCGCTGATCGACAAGTTCGCGACGCACCACATCACGCGCGAACAGGATGAGGAATTTGTGCTGAAAGTGGAAGAGTAGGCCCGCGATGACTGAAAAGGAAGCTCGGGAACTTCTGGCAGGGCCTTTGCGGTTTGGCGACCCAAACCAAATCCGGGCCATCGGGTTTCTGCACAAAGTTGAAGTGCTGAAGGAGGCACTCCAGAAGCACGAAGTGGTCGTTTTTCCCTGCGCAAACTGCGGTGGTGATGGTGAGGACGCCGTGGAGTGCCACTGCGTCTTCCACGGAGATCCGCAGCCTGATTGCCCGGATTGCGAAGGCCTGGGGCTGATTCCGTTCCCCTGCCGAAGCTGCTGCGGCACAGGCTACGAACTGGCCGAGTTTGATGACGAGCAGTACGAACAGGACCCCAATGTGATTGCTGCTGCCGTGAAGGGCCAGCGAGAATCAGCACAGGTTACCGAGGGCTGATGGTGAATTGCCCACAATGCGACGGGACGGGCTGGCGGCCGGTGATGGTTGACGGCGTGCGGCGAGTGGCGCCGTGCGATCACGGCCGGGGACCCGGAGCTGCCAAGCCGCGGCCCGCGTCTCCGGGCCCTCTATTCGCCACCGCCGAGGAGCGGCAGATCCGCGACCTGATTTTGAGCCGGCGGGGCCTCGAAAACGCCATCACGGCGCGCCGTATCATTGAGATCGTATGGCCTGAGACCTTGACGGTGCGGCGCACACATGAAGAACAGAACAACTGCGAGCGCCTGGTCAAAGACGTCGTCGAGCAGCTTCGGGAAGCGCGGGTGCCCGTCGGCGCCAGCAAGGGTTCACCGGCTGGCTATTACCTCGCGGAATCAGAGCAGGACCGGCAAGAGGTGCACGACCGGTTGCTACGCGAGGGCGAGAAGCTCATCAAGTTGTCGCAGGTGTTCTGCCAGGATGCGGATTTGGTCGAGCTGTTGGGGAGACACCTGGAGAGGAGGGGTTAGGAGTCGGCATGAAAGGCAGATACGCCGTGATCGGAAACGAGGTTGGCAAACTGGTCGAGCTGAAGAATGCGGCCTATGGAAACTCGTGGAACAAGGCAGGTGAGTTCCTGCAGCTTCTGTACCCCGCCGGCATGAAACCTGAGCAGTACCGCGACGCGCTGCTGATGGTGCGCATTTTCGACAAGATGATGCGGATTGCCAGCCGCAAGAATGCCTTCGGCGAGAATCCTTATCGCGACATCGCGGGGTACGGGATTCTCGGGGCATCGCTCGGGAGGAAGACGCAATGAACGAAAAGAGATTCGCTGTGGAAGCTGAAGTGAAAATGCGGGTGGAGGTGATTGTGACAGCACCCTCGTTCGAAGACGCACTGGCGCAGGCGCGCAAACTCAAGCCCAAAGACTTCGCGCGACCCACGGGCGATTGGTGGCCTCATGAGGCACAACTGAAGCTGAAGAGTGTGCGGCAGGAGGGACGGTGACGGCCAGAAAAGTGACGGACCGGGTTGCCCCATGCGACCCTGCAGAGGGTTTCGCTGCTATTTGCGGCGGGACACAAACTTTTGACTGAGATACGTCGGCAGATGGCGGAGATCGTCTTTCGGCAGCGTTTTCAACAGCTCGTCTCGGACGTCGGAAAATACCCTCGCGGCCGTTTTCGGGCCCGGTTTGGGGCCACGTCCGGCGAGGATTCCTGCCGCAAGCACGGCCGATACGATGTTGAACGATTCTTCATCCATGGTAGGCGTCTCCATTGACGTGGAATGAATCTGGTACGCCTGAAGCATATCACCGATCTGGCAACCTTGTGTGCGGCGACATTCAAATGAACGGAGCGGAAAAAGACAACTCGAAAATCGGCAATCGCAAATCGAAAATGTCTCTCACGACTCAGCGCGCGCTTTACGCCGAGTGGGGGGAGTTCTCGCGCAACAACGCCGGGCCCGAGGGTTTGACGGAGCGCGATTGGCGGCTCTATTGGACCAACGGCCGGCTTGCGGCGCGCGGGCAGCGGTCCGTCGAGTCGTGGACCGATCTTTCCGAACGCAACGCCCGGTACCTGCTGAAGGTGCTGCGCGAAGAGACGGGCGAGGGGCCGGCGTATCGCGCCGAGTTAATTTGCCGGATGGCGCGCGCCGTCTGGAGTGATGAGGTTTGTTTGAGCGCTGTCACCATGCGGTCGTTTGACCGCTTTGGCGTTACCGATCTGCGAGATCTCTCGCCTGCCGATGCGCACGCGTTGATGGAAGAACTACTGAGCCGGATCGCGCGCAAGGAAATCGCTATGGCGGATGACGATGCCAGCGAGGGCGCGGTCCTGGAACACAAGATCGAGGAAGTGCGCAATCGGTTTGCACCGCAGAGGCGGAAAGGCAGTGGACAGTAAAGGACACCCCATGGATCGTGCCATCATCGAGCGCATCGCGAAACTGTTGGAGCTGGCGAAGAGTCCCTGCAATGAGTACGAGGCCGCGCTGGCGGCGGAGCGGGCGAAGGAACTGCTGGCGCTTCACAATCTTTCTGTGGGCGAAGTTGAATTGGCGGCAGCGGAGTCAGCAGAGACACACTTCCTCTGCCCAAAGAATCCACCGCGCTATCTATGGATTCTCGTGGCGGCTGTCAACACGCTATTCGATACGGCCAGCATTCTGACGGTGGAGGACTTGTTCGGCCCAACCTGCATTGCATTGTGCGGCGTGAAGCAAAATGTGGAGGCCGCGGGCCTGACCTTGCACTACTTTCAGGATTCCATCAAGACCATGGCGCGGGCGCGCCGCGACCTGCTGACCATCAAGCGCAAGAGTTCGCAGAGGGCAAATCTGCAGCGCCGCATGTCCTATTGCTACGGCGCGGCATGCCGAATCCATACCTCAATTATCGAGGCGAAAGCGAAGGCAGAGGCGAGCGAGCAGCGCCAGGCGATTGTGCGGGTCTCGAACGCCATCGCTCTGCGTCACCTAAACGAGAAGTACCCGAAACGCAAGGCCAGCAAGCCACGCAAGCCCAACCTCGACGAGCGCGCGTTTCTGCTCGGTCACGCGGATGGCGCGCGGATCGACGCGCATGGCGTGCATAAGAGCCTGCCGGCGGGGCCCGGAGGAGAACAAGGCTGAAGGGTAAGGGGGGCGGAAATGGTTGAGGCTTATCCACTGTATTGGCCGGAAGGATGGAAGCGCACGCCCTACGCAAACCGCGTGCATTCCGCCTTCAAGAAGACCACGGGAGTGGTCCGCGACTTTCTGCTTCATGAGATTAGCCTGCTGGGCGGCAGAAAAGTTATCATCTCCACCAATATTCCTACCCGCTTGGATGGTCTCTTTTACGCATCGTCGCGTGAACCGGAAGATCCGGGCGTGGCCATCTATTTTGATTACGAGAAAAAGCCCATGTGCTTTGCCTGCGACCAATATCGCCTGGTGCGCGAGAATCTGCAGGCGGTGGCCATGACCATCGAAGCGTTGCGCGGTATCCAGCGCTGGGGAGCCTCGGACATGCTGGAGCGCGCCTTTCAGGGGTTCGCGGCGTTGCCGGCCGCCACTTGGAGATCGATTCTCGGGGTTGGTCCGGCCGCCACCTTGGCCGAGGCGGAACAAGCCTTCCGCAATCGCGTTCAGCAGGGCCACGCCGATCACGGCGGCAATGCCGATATGGATGCGCTGAAACAGGCTCGCGACGAGGCACGGAAAGAGCTGGGAACGAATTGACAGCGCTGAGAACTGAGGACTGAGAATCGGAGTTGTAATGCCTCTAGATCAGGAAAAGGAATGCGAGTGCGGATTTTGCGGTGGAGAGTCATTTGCCCAGAAGCGTCGCGACCAGCGATTCAAGAGGGGCCATGCGAAGCGGTATTTCAACTCCCGGTTAACGTACAGAAGGGCCGGTAGGCGCGCCAGGCTGGCCGTAGAAGAGTCTAAGAATCTTCTGTCGGCCCGTCGACGGTCCCGCACAATTTTCTGGCAGACAGGAGCCAAATTCGGGAGCGAGTTTGTGAACGGGAAATCGCGTTCCGTGCTGCGCGTCGATGTGTTGGGCGTCGTTACGGCGTTCCGGTTGGTAAAGCGTCCACAGATTCCGCAGATGACACACATTAAAGGAGTGGCGGCATGAGCGACGAGGACCTTTTCGAGAATATCTGGCGTCAGCTTGAAGAACGTGGCGAGTGTAACGGCCTCCTGCTCCTGTTTATGCCGGAGGGGGTTTCCGATTGGCAGTGGAAACACATCCTTGCAGAAGTAGTGGCTGCGCGGGCCGAGGCGGCGGGGAGACAAACGTATGTCACTAAGTGAATCTTTGGAAGCCGAAGCAGTGCGGGTACTGGATAGCACCGAATGTCTCTGCGGCCGGGTCAAGACGCGCGGGCATTCGTTCTGCCGGCCTTGCTACTTCGCGCTGCCGGCTCAAACGCGTCAAAAGCTCTATACGCCGCTTTCCGAGGGCTACGCGGAAATCTGGGATGAGGCGCGCTGCTACCTGCAGGCGCAGGTGGATAAGGCAGGCCGGCGGGCGAAATAGGCGGGGAATTCGCGGAATTGATAGTTTGTCATGACAAATAATCAATAATGCGGTTTGGGGTATTGACAACTACCCATGAAATATTCATACCATGTGGCCGCGATGAACGATTGGCTTGAAATTCGATGCCCGATTCAAACGTCCCTTGCCGATATCGAGGACATGATTGTGAGCCAGGTTGTTGAGAAGTGCGGTACGCAGCTCAAGGCCGCCTACGCCCTGGGCATTACTCCCGAGACAATTTCGCGGCGCCTCAACCGGCACCGTAAAAAGCTTGGCCGCCTGGCGAATTCGAATGATCACGAAACTGGCGCAGGTGATCACGCGAGCGATCCCCTCCCGCCAGGCGGCCGGGAGTCCAATTCGAGATGACGGATGCAAGATTTAAGATGAACCGCAGAGACGCGGAGACGCTAAGCGTCAACCAATACGCCAACAACAAAAGGGGCGGGCGAGGCCTGGTGAGACAGCGTGTGCCAGCCGGGGGAGCTACGGGGAATCCCGGCCTTGCAGTGAGCCAGCACTTCACGTCTGTGACAGCGGCAGCGTGCGACAAAGGGCCAAGCGTAGCGTCGAATGGTCTGCCCAGACCAGCCGGAGCCTCCATCGGAGTGAATGCCCCAACCATGACATGTCCGCCGCCCGATCTGGCAGGGCGGCGGCTGGGCTTGGCGTCTCCGCGTCTCTGCGGTAAGAGTTTGCCCGCTCCGGGTCTAGGCGGAGTGGGAATCACCTCACAGTGGCCGCTGTGAGCTGAGGGTGGTGGTGGCTGCAGACACCACCATCACCCATAGTGACCGAACAGCAAGTCCAGTTTTTCGCGAAAGTTGTCCCGCCCGCGCTCGACTCCGAGCGCGAGTACGGCATTCCCGCCGCCGTTACCATTGCCCAGGCCATCCTCGAAAGCGCCACGCCAAAGCTCGGGTGGGGCAGTAGTTCGCTATTTCGGCTAGCGAACAATCCCTTTGGCATCAAGTACGCGCAGCGGCAGGGTGCGCAGGATTATGGCCACTTCGACGTACCCACCTGGGAGATCGAAAATGGCCAGAGAGTCGAAGTCCCCGCAGAATTCCAGCGGTTCCCAAATCTAAAGGCAGCTTTTTTCGCGCACGCGGCGCTGCTGCTGCGGCCGCGCTATATGCCGGCGTACAAGTCGCGCCAGGACTGTCGTGAATATGCGATGGCCGTGATGAACTGCGGCTATTCGACCGACCGGCCGGAACTCTGCAAAAAGCCGGGCTGCCCACACTACGCGGGGAAGCTAATCCAGTTGATCGAACAATACCACCTTGACGATCCGACCGCGTTGGCGGAATACGCGGCCGGCGCACAGGGGGCGGCATGACCGCACTTCTATTTCTTTCCGTCGTCGGTGGCGCTTGCTGGGCGATTCCGGCAGTTTTGCGCGAGCCCAAGGAGCCGCTCTACAAAACGGCGGCTCCGCGTAAGAGGAAGTGATGTGGTCGCGAGGGAGCTTTTGCGGTTGCCCTGCTTCCGTCCGCTGACCGGGCGCGAGCGGGACATCGCGCTGCATCTCCTGTGCGGACAGTGCAACAAGGAAATTGCTTCGATGCTCGGATTGAACGTGCAGACCGTGAAGAACCACACAGCGGTGATTTACCGCAAGATGGGCGTCGATGACGCCCGCGAGTTTTACGCCACGGTCATTCGGCAAATGTTTCTGGCGGCGCCTACGGCGCCGACCGAAGGAGGAAGGTAATGCAATTCTGGTCAGGGCTGTTGATCGGTTTGGTGGTGGCGGCCGGTGCTGTCGCCGTTTATCACATCTACTCTGCAAAGATCGTGCGTGCGGTTAAGGCCGAGCGCGACGAGTGGAAATTGAAAGTCGAGAATCTCGCCAAGCTGCCGGAAACCGAGTTTGCAAACTGGAAGAAACGTTTCGCGGCCGTGGCCACAATTCTGGAAGGCAAGTAGGGACACGTCGCAGCGTGCCGCTACGAGGGCGAACGCCGTTCGCCCCTACGGGAGAACATGGATATCAAAAGTATTCTCGGGAAAATCGGGCTAGGCGCGGCGGCCGCGGGTGCTACGGCCGCGAATGTAATGACGGGCGGCGCGGTGGCGCCCTTGACCAACACGATTGTGACGGCGCTCGGCAAGGTACTTGATCCGACGGCGAAACAACAACTTGACCTGGCCGTTGCGCAGCAACAAGACGAGCTGCAAAAGGCCGAGTGGGACCACGCCGAGAAAATCGCGGCGATTGCCCAGGCGAATATGGCCAGCGCCCGGGAACGCGAAATGGCCGTGAAGGACAAAGTCCCTGGCCGGCTGGCTTATGTGACCGTGGCGTTTTTCCTGGCCTACATCGTGTTCGTGACTTTCAAGCACACCGTGGTGGACGCGGTCATGCTGGGCACGATCCTGGGCTACCTCATCAAGTGCGTCGGCGACATCTACGGCTATTACTTCGGTTCGTCGGCGGGTTCGCAGGCCAAGAGCGAAACGATTGAGAAGCTGACCGGCCAGAAATAGCACAGGAGAGGGCGGGATGACGTTGGCGCAGGTAGCAAATTTACTGGGTGTGATTGGCTTCCTCCTGGCAGTCATCTCGCTGGGGATGACGGTGTGGAATCGCGGCAAGGAACACGGCCGCCTGGCGCAGGCTATTGACGCTTCGACAACCAGCGACCGCGAGGTCTCGAACATGCTTCAGGCGCAAGGGCAGGCCCTGAAGAGTTTTGCCGAGGCGATGAAAGAACAGAGCGCGGCAATGCGAGACGTCGCGCTAGGGTTCCGGGATTTCGCCTCAACCCAGAAGCAGACTAACGAGGAGCTGTGGACCTCGATTCAGGTGCAATCAGGACGGATTAACCGTCTGGTGGAAGCGCGGGAGAGCGAGGGAAGGCATGAAGAAGCTGCATGAAGACATTCGCCACGAAACCGAGCGCGGCGTGCTCCTGTTGGTGCTGATCCTCGCGGACCTCGACTGGATGCCGGTTAAGGCGCTGCAGAAGCAGATGGTCGGCCAGGGCTACCTGCTGTCGCTCGAAGACCTGAAGTTTCACCTGAACTACTGCGAGCAGGGCGGATACGTGGAGCGGCGCTCCTTGCGTGCGGGCCGCACGGATCTGGAGCTTGAGACTGTGCGCGCGACGAAGCGCGCCGTAGATCTGCAGGATGGGCGGATCGCGGCGGACCCGGGAATTGCGTTTTGACGTGGCGCCGGGCTTTAGCCCGGCAGATGCCGACCTAAAGGTCGGCGCTACCTATGGTTGATTTCTATCGGCCGACAAAAATCGAGGTGCTGAATGCAACTCATGAGGGGTTGCAGAACTTCGTGGAAGAGCAGTTTGCCGCCAAGATCTCCCACACGCAGATTGCCTCGATGCTGGAAGAGTTGTACGGCGAGAAGGTGAACGTCCAGGCCATTTCGAATCACTACCGCCTGCGTTGGTGGCCGCAACAGAACGCCGAACTGGCCGAGTACCGCAAAGCCAAGAATCAGTTCCGCGTGCTGAAAGAGGAAGCGGAAGCGGACCCCGGATGCGACTCCGCGAAGATGATCGAGCTGCTCACCATCAACGGCATCGTGCAGCAGCGCGAGCGATTGCTCGAAACCGACCCGGTGAGGCTGATGGCGGAATTGCGGAAGACCCGCGAGGCGGCCGGGAACTTCCAGATCGAGAAGGGAAAGCTCGAACTGGACAAACAGCGGCTGGTGAATGAGACGGAAGAACTGAAGCTCAAGATCGCCCAGTTCCGGCAGGACGTGGAAGAAGCCACGGATGAAGCCAAGGACAAAATCGGCAAGGGCCAGGCCCTTACCATCGACGACATTAACCGCATCCGCGAGCGAGTGTTTGGGCTGCCAGCAGTACAGGCGCAAGGGAACGTAGACAAATAGCGATGGCGCGAGGAATACAAGTCGTCGAGCAAGCCGTGAAGCTGCCGCCCGTGATTCAACTGTACCCATACCAGGCACAGTGGGTCGAGGACAAGGCTCCGTTTAAAGGCGCCGTTAAAAGCGCGCGCACCGGTTTCACTTTTGGTTGCGCGGTGGACGATACGCTGAACTGCCTCCAGATACCTGGCTCGACTTGGCTGTACACCAGCGCCGGCGACGACCAGGTGATCGAATACTTCGAGAAGGGGATTGGGACGATCAAGGAAGCGATGCAGTTTACGGCTCAGCTCTACAAGGAGCCCTTTGTTGACGAGCTGGGCAGGACTGATCTCATTCAACATCGCTGCGATTTCGCCAATGGCTCTCGCATTATCGGGCGTCCCTGTAATCCCCGCACGGCGCGCGGTTTTCCCGGCAACGCCACGTTTGATGAATTCGCCCACGTCGAGCTTTCGTTTCAAATCTTCGCTGCTGTTGCGCGCGGATTGGCGCGGGGCGGACGGCTGCGGATGCTCTCTACTCCGAACGGCGAGCAAGGGAAATTCTACGATCTCGCGAACGCTGTGGGCTTTGCGGAAGGTGTCGAGCCGCCCATTAACCCCCTTCGCGACGGTGACTGGAGCTGGCACTGGCTCGACATCCATATGGCTGTCAAGCAGGGCTGCCCTATCAGCGTCGAGCGCATGCAGCAGCTTTTCAAGGGAGATGATGACGCTTTTGCGCAGGAATTTCTGTGTCGCTTCCTGAAGGCTGTGGGAGCCTGGCTCCCGCTTGAGCTGATCACGGCGGCGGAAGACGATGCGTGCGATGGCACGGTGGTCACCGATCCGCGGGCGCTCGATATGAAGGCTGTAGAAGGGCGTTTGGGCGGCGGCTTTCTGTCGTTGGGAATCGATCTGGGGAGCACAGGCGACCGTACCTGTGCCTGGCTCGATGAAGTGGTAGGAGATGTTTCCTGGGCTCGCCTGGTGCTCTATCTGCACAACATGCCGTTCCATGCTCCTGACGGCCGCGACCAGGTACATATCCTCGCTCCACTGGTGGAGCTGGCAAACCGCGCGGCGCTGGATTCCACCGGGCTGGGCATTCCGCTCTACCAATGGTTCAACGCCAAATATCCCGGCAAAGTGATGGGCGTGAACTTTGCGGGCTCGATCAAGCGTATGGAGCAGGGCGATTCCGATGTGCGCAGCCGTGGCGGCCTCGCCGAGTCGGTGAAAATTAAGACGGACATGGCTGTCCGCATGAAGAACCGCATGGAACGCCGCTTGAACCGCATTCCGCGATACATGGATGTCCGCCAGGAGTTGCAGGCTATTAAGCGAGAACAATCGCAGGGCGGGGCGATCACCTTCGATGCGCCGCGGATTGAACTCGACACGCCTTCGGGCGGCAAGAAAAAGGTCTACAGCCACGCCGAGGCATTTTGGGCCAAGGCGATGTGCGATCTCGCGGCCGCACAGCCGGTGGCGTCACTGAAGAATGGGTACATGGCAGGCGTGCCGAGATCCAGCGAGTTCGGGATGGAGCGAGTCAGGTTCACGGACTGACGATTTGCGATTGTTGATTGTCGAGTGCTATGGCGCTGAGAGACACACTTCGTAAGTGGTTACTGGGGCAGACGAACGGCAATGCCTTGATGCCTCCGGATCGCGCGGGGAACCCGGACTTCGTGGAGCGCGGGTTTGTGGGCCCCACGAATATGCCCAAGGTGGTCGTCGAGCCGGCGCAGCGCGGCGTGGGGCCGGAGGGCAGCAGGCAGACGGCTGTGGGCAGTCGGCAGCGGTCCACCAAAGCTGAGCGGCAGCAGGCGCGAGAGAACGTGGACGTTGATCAGAACGCCCAGGGGCTCTCGGGCACTGCAAACCTCGCGGGCTTCGTCGAGGACATCGGTGAGTACGACCCGAAGATGCGGGGCCTGCAGGCCATTCAGCACTACGACAAGATGCGCCGGACCGACGCGGCCGTCTGGGCAGCGGAATCCGCGCGGCGGTTGCCGATCCTGGCGGCGGATTGGGATATTCAACCCGGCGCCGACGACTCGATTTCGAAGGAAGCGGCGAAGCTGGCCAAAGAGAACCTGATGGGCGGGCTCGAATCGGAAACAGCCTCCGGAGAAAAGCATACGCAGACGTTCGAGCAGGTTCTGCGCAACGCGATGCTCTGCGATCCCTACGGCTGCTCCGCGCACGAGGATCTGTGGACCGTCGATGCCGATAAGAGCCAGATCCGTTTGCGGCGGCTGGCTCCGCGCCTGGCGCGCACCTTTTATCAGTTTGTAACCGAGCCGGACGGGGAAACACTTTATCAGTTAATACAGTTCGGCTATCGCGGCCAGATGGTGGAGATTGTTCCGGTGGATGCCTGGAAGATCTGCTACTTCGGGCTGAACTCGGAAGGCGCGAACTTCTACGGCTGGTCGATGAACCGCACTGCTTACCTGCCGTGGTATTTCAAGCAGCAGATGATGCGCATCGACGCGATTGGCGCGGAGCGGAACCGGCTGGCCGTGCCCGTTGTCGAACAAGGCCCCAATGCCGATGACGACGATGTGGCCCAAAGCTGGCGGTGGGTGGAGAACCTCTCGACCAATGAGCGCACGGGGCTTTCGCTGCCTTATCAATGGAAGTTCGCGCTTCAGGGGATTGAAGGGCGGGCAGTGGACCTGGTTCCCTCGATCCGCTTCTATGACGAGCAGATCCTGCTCGCCACAATGACCGATTTCCTCTCGCTCGGGAAAACGGAATCGGGATCTCGCGCCTTGGGTGACGTCAAGCTCGATTTCTTCCTGCTGGCCGAGGAAGCGATGGCGCGGTTCATCGCCAAGACGCTGGAATCGACGACGGTGCGGCGGCTGGTGGACCACAATTTCGAGTTTAAGTCCGGCCGCACGTTCGCTTATCCCAGGGTCGTTTGCCAGAACATTCCCACGATCAACTTCATGGATGCGCTCTCGGTGGTGAAGGATTTGGCCGCCGCGAATGTAGGAATGCTGGAAACGACTGCGGACCGCGATAACTACATTGCTCGCAAACTGGGCTTGCCGCCCGTGAGTGGCACGCCGCGTCCGAAGTACGCGCCGATCACGCGAACTATCCGGGAAGAGGAGACAGGTTCGGAGCCGATACCGGATGAGGATGCGCCGAGTGGCGGTGCGGAGCCGGGCGATACGGGCGTGGCGGGAGGGCTGGACAGCGGGAAGGCAAGTCAAAAGGCAAAAGGCAAAGGGCAAAAAGCAAAAGGGGAGGAACAAAACACCAGCCTGGCCGCCGAGGGGTCTGCTCTAACTCCGAACCGCGAGCTGAAGCCTCACGAGAAGAAACACGATTTCATGGGGCACGTCCGGCGCGCGGACACCACCGCGCGGCAAGTCGCTCGCGTCCTTCGGCGGGCAAAGTCGGCAGCTATACAGGCTCTCGCCCAGCATGCCGCGACGTTGCCCGTTTCACAACTCGGCGAGCTGCGGGCAGCCTTTGACCACAACCTGGCAGCGCGGGTGGAAAAGACGCTCAAGGTGGCGCATGACTTCGGATACGACCAGGTCTATGCGGAGCGTTACCGGGCCACAGGGCGCGGCAAAAGCACGCCGATCCGACATTCCACATTCCACATGGCTGAAGCCGGAAGGCTCCCGAAGAAGAATGTGCAGTTTATTGCACAGGCGGCCATCAGTGATTTTCAAAACTGGTTAACAGGCAGAGTCAAGGGTGCTGCCGTGGATGCCGCAAAAACCGGGGAAACCGGAAGCGGGCTGGAAAACGCGATTATCGACGACCTTCTGAAAGGTTCCGATGGCTTCCTCGACAGGATCGGCGATGAGGCAGCTCGCGTGGCAGTGGCGGGTGGGCGCATGAACGCACTGGGCGAGGTCGCTCCTGAAGTCGAAAGTTACGTTCGCTCGGAAGTGATGGACAAGGGCACCGAGGATTGTGACGAGGCAGGCGGTGGATGCTGGGCAGGAGACGGCACCGAGTGGAAATCTTACGACGCCATTGATTGGCAGCCGGGCGATGACTGTGCCGGCAAGGACGCATGCCGGGGCCAGATCATTCCGGTGTTTGAGGACGAAGGCGCGGTGGTTTTGGAGTAGCCAGGAGTCAGGAGAAAAGACTTGCGCTGGACGAAGTTCAATTTGCTGCTGTTGGGTCTGATGCTTTGCGCCGGGCAGTCTCTTGGGCAGCAGAAAACTGTGGTGGCTGACAAGCTGGTGGGCCCGGACGGCGCGGCGGTTAGCGGCTCGCTGGTCGTCACGGCCCTGCACACGTTTCAGTCTGCGGATGGCTACACGGTCTTCGCTCAGTCGCACACGACGGCCAGGGTTGGCGTAGACGGCGCCTTCAGCGTCAGCCTGATCCCGAACGCAGGTTCCAGCCCTTCCGGCAGCAGCTACCAGGTGCAATATACCGTCCAGAGTCATGTCGTGACGGAGACGTGGGCTGTGCCCGTTTCGGCTTCACCCATCACCTTAAGTGCCGTGCGCACTCTGCCGGCGCCCACGCCTTCGCTTGGCCAGCCCTATGACGCGGGCATGTTTTGGCCGGGAACAATCACCCAGAGTTCACAGCTTCTCGCGCGAATTGTCTTCACGCGCACGGTGACGTTTCCGGCCGGTCTTGCGAGCAGCGAAGGGGCCGCTCAGGAAACGGCTACCAATTCCACCGTGATCACGCTCGCGCGCAATGGAACGGCATTTGGAACCTGCACCTTTGGGGCGGGTGCATCGAGCTGCTCGTTTGCGGCGGTGAGCAGTGTCGTTTTTAATCCCGGCGACACTCTGACGGCGTTGGGCCCGGCGACGCCGGATGCGACGCTCGGGGATATCGCAATTACTTTGGCGGGGACACGGTGAGACGAGCTGCCTTCACATTCGCGCTGGCTTTCTTGCTGCTGGCTCGCGTCGGGTTCGCGGGCGCAGCCTACAGGAGTTCTAGCGCAGTCGCGTATGCCAGCCGTACGAACACCACACTGACCGCACCTGCCGGCATTCAGAATGGTGATGTGCTGCTGATTCATTTCCTGGTGGGGCAGGGTGGGTCTGCATACCCTACGGCCACTCCGCCCAGCGGGTTTACCGTTCTCACCGGCTTCCCGAAACAGTACAACTCGGATTCGTTCTATCTCAGCACCTACTGTTGGTACAAGATCGCGAACGGCGAATCCGGCAATTACACCGTCACTCATGCTGCTGGTACATCCGAGGGTTACATCGTCGCAGTCTCGGGCGGCTCGTCATCAGCTCCGACCGCGACCATCAATAGCGGGACTGGGACGACGACAACCGCGTCATCCATCACTACGACGACTGCGAACAGCTTCGTCATGTTCGTCAGTGAGGATTGGGGTGATAAGACAAACACCTTGACGGCGCCCACCGGCTCTACTCCAACATTCACAAGCCGCCTGAATCCCGGCAGTACGTCGGGAATTCTGTTTATCTGCGATGGGGTTCTGGCAACGGCTGGGAGCACAGGAGACAAAACCTGCACCAATAATAACAACACCCCTGATCCCTGGTCGGGCTACCTCATCAAGGTCGAGGCGAGCGCGGGCGCGGCGTACTCCGCTACGATCACCGAGACAAATTCCGCGTCCGACAGCCTGGCGCGCCAGGTGGCGTTCAGCCGCGCGGATTCTGAAACTAATACGGTGTCGGTTTCCCTCGCGCGCCTCGTGGCCTTCAGCCGTGCCGCGAGCGAGACAAATACGGCCTCCGATGCCCTCTCGCGTGCGATTGGGTTCAATCGCGGCGCTTCGGAGACCAACGTGACGAGCGATGGTGAATCGCGTTCGGCAACGTTCGCCCGTGCCGCCAGCGAAATGTTGAGCTTCGGTGAGTCACTGACGGCCTCGAAAAACGGTGGTGCGCAGGCCTGGTCTCGAGCTCTGGTGGAAACGTTGAGCTTTTCGGATTCCATTTCGCGGCAAGTCAGCTTCGCGCGAGCGGCCTCAGACGCGAACTCGTTCAGCGATTCGCTAAGGCGCCAGGTGATGTTTGGCCGCACCCTCTCTGAATTTGACGCGGTGAGTGATTCCGTGGTTCGCCACGCTTCCTTTGGTCGTTCCGCGTCGGATGCCAGTATTTCCAGCGATACGCTGTTGCGCTTGGCGGCATTCGCGCGTCAAGGCGCTGAGAGTAATCCCGCGGACGATACTCTGGCGCGCCAAGCGCTCTTTGGCCGGGCGGTGTCTGAGTCCCATGCGGCGAGCGACCTATTACTGGCTGCCAAGAATGCACAGTTGTTCAAACGGCCGTTCATCTGGCTGTCGGCCGAATTCCACAGAATGGAGTGGTGACATGAGAAAGAGATTGGCGTTGTTATTTCCCTTTGTGTTCGTTCTGGCGGGGTGCGCTCACCGAGGGGCTAAGGCCCCGGCACCTTCGGCCACCGCCCCGGCCGCGCAGTCGCTGCGTTCGGCCCTGCCCCTCATGCAGGACTTCGCGCGCTCCCGGCCTGAGAATCCCGTTCACGTTGTTGTTCGTCACGCTGACGGTAGCGTCTTCTACGATCACTGGACGCACAACCTGCGGACCAACGCAGGGATCAACTGGCAGTACGGCCAGATGGCGGGCACTCCGGGTAGCGCCGCGCTATATATTGCCCTTAGCAGCGACACTACGACGCCCGCCGCCGCAGATACCACACTCACTGGCGAGATCACATCCGGCGGGCTGGCGCGCGCGGCCGCGACGCCGACGCATACCTCAAACGCGACGAGTTACACCCTGTCGTATACCTGGACTGCGAGTGCAACGCAGACGAGTGTCCAAAAGGCTGCGGTGTTCACTGCATCCACTTCGGGCACGATGCCCTTCGAAAACACGTTCACGTCCGTGACGATGGCTTCCGGCGACACCATCACGGTGACCTGGACTATCAACTTCTGACTTGGCGGGTTGGAAACGAAATCGGAGCTAGAGACAGAGGTTAAGGGGTAAAACGATGGACCAAGATTTCGCGACACACGATGGCGTCAGGGTTCCGCGGGAAGACCACGGCTGGGCTCCGGCTGGATCGAGACCTTCTGACTGGAAGCTACCTCTGGACTCAACGCACATCGAGAGCGCGCTGGATATGTTCGCGCATGCGAAGGACATCCCGGAAGATCAGAAGCATGCCGTGGCTGCAAAGATCGTGCGTTACGCCGAAAAGCACGGCGTCGCACAGCAGAAAATCGATGCCTTTAAAGAGCGGCACCTCAATGCATCACAAGCGGCGGAAGCTCCGCGGCTGCTTTTCACGCTTGCAGACTTCGCGCTGGGATCGGCTCCGCGCCTGCCCGTCGCGGTCACGGGGCAGTGGGTGAAGCTCACCGAGACCGGCAAACAGGTCATCAAGATCACGCTCGACGACATGCACACGATGCGCGCAAATTTCGCCAAGAAGGCGAATGGCGAAGTCAACGTGGACTATGACCACAAGAGTGAATCGGGCACGGAGATTGCCGAGCCCATTCCCTCGGCCGGCCGCATCACGGAGCTGATGGAGCCGGAACCTTTCCTCGACCCGCAGGGTGTCCAGCGTCATGTCCTGTGGGGCGCTTACGAGCCCACCGACCGCGCGCGCCAATTGATCAAAGCGAAAGAGTACCGCTACACCAGTCCCGCACTGGGACCGGGGATCGACAAGGCCACCGGCAAGCCGCAGGGGATGACTCTTTCGAGTGTTGCCCTCACCAATCGTCCGGTCATCGAGCAGATGCCCGAAGTCCGGCTGAGCGATCCATCGTACCGGCTGATGGACGCGCAGTCAGTCCATACCGATCAGAATTTGTCCGGATCCCGAAGTTCGGAGTCCGGAGAAAAAACCGAGCCCGCATCGGCGGGAAAGGAGAAGAGCATGAAAAATCTGAAAGTCAAAAAGCTCGCCGATGGCGAGCACAAAGGGAAGTTCGGAGTGTTCGATGCCGATGAAATGGTCGGCCTCGCGGAACTCCCCGATGGCTGGGGTCCCAAAGACGACAAGGACACCAAGGAAGCTTGCGACAAGGCCAGCGAATCCGCTCGCACCACGTTGCTCGCTGAAATCGGTGCCGTGGGCAAAGCGCCGGGCGAGATCAAGACCTTGATCGAACGCGGCGCGACGGTGAACCAGGAAGCAACCCTACTCTCCGAGACGGTCAACGAGAAAGGCCGGGTCGATGTCGTGAAGCTCGATGAGCTGGTCGATTCCGGCGCCGTAAAACCCAGCGCGATGCGGCGCGCCCTGGCCGCGGAAACCCGCGTGGCCGAGGCGTTCAAGGCGGGCAAGATTCGTCCCACCGCGTTGCAGCACGCCACGCGCCTCTGCCTTGCGGACGAAGGCGCATTCCAGACCTTCATCGAGAATGGCAAGCCTGTTGTGGATCTCACCTCGCAGGGCGTGGTGCGCGCGGCCGAGGACCTGAAAGGCGCGGCGCGCATGCAGCTCAGCGAGATGATCAAGAAGCGCATGGATGAGTCCCATGAGACTTTCGAGCTGGCGGAGCTGAATGTGGTCCGCACCAAAGAAGGCCTGGCGCTGTGGAACCAGGTTCGCGAAGAAGAAATGGAAAAGACGAAGTGAGGCTTCAGGTGCCAGGCGCCAGGAGCCCCGAAGAGCCTGGCGCTTGGCGCCGTCGTAGCGCCGGCCTTGAGGCCGGCACAAATCAGATGCCGGGCTCAAGCCCGGCGCTACAGGAGGAAATGAAATGCCGTTTGAACAGGATTTTGGCTACACGTACGAAGGCACCGTGCAGGTGGGAACGTTCTCCGCAGTGAAGCCAAGCTCGACCACCTACAAGGATGGCTTTGTGTTGGGCGCTGCCAAAAACGATCCGGTCCTGGGCATCATCCAGGACGGCATCTATCCCCATGGCAGCTCGGACTACAACAAGGGAAGCTACGGCAGCATTTCGAACGCTGCCTGGCCCGCCAACGCCCAGCCTGCCTCGCCGGTGGGCCTGAAGCGCAGCGTGCGGCGCTTTGGGCGTTCGCAGGCGATTGCAGCCGGCGCCTGCACGCGCGGGCATCGGGCGATTATTGCCGACAACCAGGGGCGGGTCGAGGACGTCGATGCGGATGCCGCGATTGTGGCCGGCACTGCGATCAACGTGCTCGGCACGTTCGAAACTCTGGCAACAAACGCGGGAGACGTGGTCTACATCTTCGTCAATCCGCACACGGAAACGAAGTAGGACTGAAGCGGATGGCCGGCGCTGTCCGAAGCAAGTAAGTCCGCGCGCGGCGTTGCTTACGCCGGAATAAACGAGGCGCGCGGCGGGGGGAAGCGGTCGGGAGCAGGAAGTCAGGAGACAGAAAGAAGGCGCTGCTCTCCTGGCTCCTGAATCCTGGCTCCTGACTCCTTCTTTTCCGAGGTTCCATGGATAAGCAAATTGTCCACGTTGACGCGCTCGACACGCGAATCAGCGTGGCCTATCAGAACGCGATGTTCATTGCCGACCAGGTGATGCCTATCGTCGGCACGGAAACTCTCTCCAACAAATTCGCTCGGTGGTCCAAACAAGCGTTCCGAGCGGTGGTCGATACCCTGGATTCGGGAGGCTACCCCAGGGCCTACAACATGTCGATGGAGCCCTATGGCTTCTTCGACGCCAAGGGGCACGGCGTGGAATCTCCGCTAAAGGATGCTGTACGGAACAACGCGGATAATCCGGCCGAGGTCGACATTCAATACCGCAACTTCGTCCAGGGGCTCATCGCCCTCGCGCGCGAAGTTGAGGTGATCAGCCTCATCAACTCCACCAACATCACGCAAAACACCACACTGTCGGGTACCAGCCAGTGGTCCAACTCGGCCTCGAACCCGATTGCCGCTATCCGCGCACAGATCCGTACCATCCAGCAGGCGATTGGCGGCGTTCCTCGCAACCAGTTCCGGCTGCTGCTTCCGGGCCCGGTGTTCGATGCGCTGATCGATAACTCCACCGTTCGCGACTACGTCAAGTACACCCAGAATTTGCTGGACGACTCGATTGAACCCAAGGACCTTGCCGCCGCACTTAAGATTGGCAAGGTGGTGATCGCTGAGAACGTGGGCTTGACCAGCGCGGAAGGCCAGACCGATGCCATGGCCTTCAACTGGCCCAGCGCTGCGGGCGCTTCCATGGCGCTGCTGTATTTCTGCACCGCGGCGCCGGCGCCGCTCACGCCGAATTTCGGCTACATCTTCCGGCCGAAATCCGAGTACTTCCCGTTGCGGACCGTCCGCGACGAACACTCTCGCAGCACCATTTTCATTTCCGAGGAATATCGCGACACGGTTCTGGTTGAACCGAACGCTGCATTCCTCTGGCTGAATCCCATTTAGGGATTAGAGATTGGGGGCCAGGGACTGGGCAAAACCCCTGACCCTGGCCCCGACCATTTCTCATCCAGGAGACGTCAATGGCAAGAACCAAGCAAGATGATGTGACAAAAGCAGGCGAGCAAACCGTCCAGGTGGAGATCCTCCACCCCATCAACCACGACCACAAGGTCTACTCCCGGGGCCTGCATGACCTCGATCCGGAACTTGCGGATCTGTTTCTCAGTTTCAAGGACCCGCTCTCGCAGGCGCCGATTGCGCGTTTGCCGGAGACCACGGAAGTGTCGAAGGGAACGGTGAAGGATGACCCTTCTAAAAAGACAACTGAAAAGAACAACTGAGCAAGTTGAGCGCTGAAGACTGAGCGTGGAGTTCCTATGTCCTACTGCACCATCGAACAAGTCGTGAGCGAATTCCCCCGGTTCGAACGGAATTTAGCCGGGGGAATTCAGGATGACGATATCCAGATGTGGATCGACACGGCGTCCGCTCGGATTAACGCCGCACTGATCCAACGCGGGATCGCGCCGGCGTCGCTTGATCTCTCGACCGACCAGGCGAACTGGCTGCAATCCCTGAACACGGACTACGCGGTGGGGCGCATGGGGCTCGTACTGCAAGCGCAGATCACGCTGCAGCCCGGCGAGGTCTCGCTGGCCGGGCAGCGGCTGAAGCAGTTTGATGCCGTGCTGAATGACGTCCGCGCCGGCCGCTACGACGCGTTTTTCGGTGTGCGGTCGCGCCTGTGGGGTTCGGTCGGAGGCGCTGAGACGGAGCGTTCGACACCGGCCCAGCGTGACGAGAATCGCGCTTTCGGGCGCAACCAAGAGTTTTGAAAGGAAAGGAGGGCAGACGGCAGACGGTAGACGGCACAGGAAGGTGAGGCCGTTTACCGCGTGCTGTCTACCACATGCTGGATTTCAAGTTTGGGTTGCAGTGGCAATACGGAGAAAAGAAGGGCAGCTTCACGCTGATCCATCGTCCCTTCCTGGAGGCCCTGCGCGACTGGTCGCCGGCATTTGTGATGGTTGCGGAGGACGTGCTGGAGCCCTACGTGAAACAAGCTTTCCAGACCGAAGGCGCCAGCGAGGGAACCAACTGGAAAGAACTGGCTCCTTCGACGGTGAAGCGGCGCGGATCGGCGCATCCGATTTTGCATGTTAGCGGACGCCTGGAAGAATCCTTCGAAAAAGGTGGCTCGGACCACATTGAGGACATCGGGCCGAAGACGCTGACGTGGGGGTCGCGCGTCGGCTATGCGCTCTTTCAGCAGTTCGGCACAGGCGGCCGGGTGAATTTCCGGGCGGCCGGCGCACGCAAGGTGATTGCCGCGACAACCAAGGCGGCAAGGCAGTATGCCGAGTCGCAAGGCCTCACGAACGGCCTGGTGCCCCGCCCGATGCTGGTGTGGTCGAAAATGCTCTCCAACGAAATTACCAGCCGCATGCTGGGCTACGGAGCGCTGATCGCGCGGCGCGTGGGATACAAGATCCTGGGACGGCCGGGCGAGGGTCCGGTTTCACCGATTGAAGCGCGGCAAGTGGGAATGCAGATGTTGAAGGCGTAACGGCAATGCCCTGGCAAAGCAAATATCGCGCAAGGTTCGTGAAGCCGCTGGTGGCGCAGGTGATGGCTATCATCCGCCGCGACATTGCCGCTGCGCTGGCGGATGTGAATCCGGCCGCGAAGTATCCGGCCTTTGCCCAGTACGACCTGAGCCTGCTTCCGGTGATCAATTTCCCGGCCATTCTGCTGCTGCCGCAGTCGGTGGAGTTTGACAAAGACGCGCAGGAGACGCGCCATTATTCCGTGCGCCTTTACTGCTCGCTGGCGGTGAGGCATCAGGACCCCAACCAGGTAGCGGGGATCCTGGAGGATTACATCGCGGCCGTGGACGAGGTCCTGAATTCCGCCTGGGAACTGACGCCGGGCGATTTCTACCGCACGGACTTGGAGCTGCCTTCGCCGCCCTGGCCGGCGGGCGCGCTCTCGCCAGGCTTGCAGGCGGGCTCGCTGATGTTTCTGTTTTCGGAGGGACATGCGTACGACGAGATGCGGCGCGTGTCACAAGGACTTTTTGCCAAGACGGCAACCTGCTCGATTCTCTGCGAGCTGGAGGAAACCTAATAAGGCCGAGACTCGGCCGGAAGGAGTTTGACGATGTCAAGCATAGTAGATGCAGCGTATATCCACCAGGGGCCGGGCAAGGTATTTATCGACGTGGCCGTTCCGTTGAGCGGCAGCCGGCTGATCATCGATTCCAATGGCGACCCACTGCCGGCGGCGAACTTTACTGCGTGGGCGGCCACGACGGCCTACAACATCGGTGACCAGCGGTTAGACTCAAATGGAAACGTTCAGCAGATCGTGGACCGCACAGGGGACTACAAAAGCGGCGCGGAAGCGCCAGCTTGGTCCACCAACTACGGCGCCCTGACAGTGGATAATCATGTGACCTGGAAGTGCGTTGGCGCGCCCACCGGGGGTACCTTCATGGGCGCTTCCGAAGGCGCCAAGACGCTCACTCTGGGGCCCAAGATCGAAGAGCTCACGGCGGATGAAGAGTTAGGCCCTATCGACGCGCGCGGGACTGCCGAAGCGCACGAGATCGACGCCGTGCTTAAAGAGTCTGATTTTGCGAAACTCAAGCTCGCCTTCACCACGGCCGTCTTTGCAACCGGGACAGATCCCAATCTGCCAGCAGGCGCTCAGAATTACGAAGAGCTCAGTTTTGGCGGGGTCAGCAACATCCCCAACCACAGTATTGCGGTGATTTCGCCTTCTCGCACGGCAACCGGAAAATTCGTGATTGCGCAGCTCTATAAAGCCTACCAGTCCCAGGCCATCAAGCTTGCGATCCAGCATGGGAAGGAAACCACCTACTCCGTGAAGTTCAAGGGCCTGACCATCTCCGACCGGCCGGTGGGCGACAAGGTTGGGAAGATCTACCGGCAAGTGTAAAGGCAGGGGCTGGGGGATGGCGAAACCCCTAGCCGCCTGCTCCGCGCAAGCGCTAGGGGCCACAGCGGCCCACAGAATTGATTTTAAGCGAGGGTCTGATGAGCCAGATGCCACTAAAAAGAATCGAAGATTTTCTGTTGCCCGAAGCCGAGGAACTGGTACTTCCCTCCGGCCTCGTGGTTACTTTGCGGCCGCCCAACTCATTGGAGTTCTATGCGGCGATGGGTTGGCTGCCGGGACGAATTGCCAACGCGATCCGCGGGGAGCACCCGGCGGTTCTGCCTGCCGAGCAGGCCGTCGAAAAGACTTACAAGCTAATCACTCTGGTGGTGGTTTCGCCGAAGTTCTCACTGACGCCGGCGGAAGGCGAATTCCATCCCCGGCGTCTTCGCGATGCGGATCGTAAAGCCATCGATGATTGGGCTGCGAAATGGCTGAATCTCGGAGGTGGCGGCGACGACCTAAAATCCTTTCGCAACCGAGCATCCAGACCAGTTTCTGACGCTGGCAAGAGTGGCGGAGACGTTTCACCTGCGCCCCAGCGAGATCCTGCGCGGAAGTCCCCAAGACTGGGAGATTGACCTGGCGGCGGCGGTGGTTCTCTGGCGCTGCGGCGAAACAAGCGAAGAACCTGCCGAGGACGTAAGAAACATCTACTGGTAGCTTCGATCTTCCGGGAAGGATAGCAGGTGGGCATTAGTAGCACAATTTCGCTGCTGTTTGAGATCAACGCGGACCCCTCGCACGCGACGGCGGCGCTGCAACTATTCGAAGATGAAGTCACTAACAAGCTTGCCAACAGCCTGGGCGTTTCCACCAATCAACTGACGCAGTACGGGCAGGCCGGAGCGGCCGCCGTGAAGGATGTGGCGGCGCTCGCCGCTGGCGCCGGAGCGTTGGGTACGGTGCTGCTTGCCGATGCTGACCACGCGGCGCATTTTGCGGAGGCGATCGGCCACGTCGCGGAGAAATCCGGTGCAACCACGGAACAGGTGAGCACCGTGCACTTTGCCGCTCAACAGCTTGGTGTCAGTTCTGAAGCCACTGACAAAGCTCTGCAGTTCCTCGCCCGAAACCTGGGGCAGATCGCGGAAGGTGGCGGGCCTAAGGCCGCTGCGGCTTTCGCGGACCTGGGAATCAATATCTACGACGCCCAGGGTAAAGTTCGGTCCGTCAGCGACCTGCTGCCGCAGGTAGTACAAAAGCTCGGAAATATGGAGGCCGGCAGCCGCCGCACTGCTGATGCCGTCGCGATTTTCGGACGTGGCGGAGCGGAGGTTATCCCGATTTTGTCGCAGTTCCGCAATGGGATGGACGGCGTCACCCAGCGAGCGCGGGAACTGGGGCAGGTTGTCGGTGAAAGCGATGTGCGGGCGGCTCAGCAGTTCCTGATTGCTCAGCGCACCCTGACCGCCGAATTAAATTCCTTCGCGCTGGTTATAGGGCGCGCGGTTGTGCCGGCACTTTCCCAGATGATTGCGCTGATTACGGTGAAGTTGCAGGAGTCACTCGTTCACAACGTGCTGCAAACGATGCGCGACCTGGCGGCGGGCCTGGTGAACACTGCCCTGAATGTCGTCACGCTGGGAGGCGCGTTCGGCCTATTCGAAGACAAGATCAATTCCTTTACCTTGAAAATCGCCGGTGGCAAGGCTGAAGTGCAGAAGATGTCAGACGAGCTGGTGAAGTTCGACAGCATGACGCGCGCGGCCGCCAAATCCGCCCAGGATCAGGATGTAGCAGAAAACGGGAAAACGAAGGCGCTGACTACTTCGACGGCGGCCACGCACCAGGCCACGACCGCGCAGCAGGCCTATAACGTGGCTGTTACAGCGGTGCACCCGCTGTTGCGGACCGTCACCATCGACCTCTCGGATTTGGCGCTAGCGGAAGGGAGAGCGCTTTTGCCACTACAGCAGATGGATGCTGAGTGGCGCAAGTTGGCTCCTGTGACGATTCCGCAGGCGACTAAGGCGCTCGACAAGCAAACAGCCAGTCTCCGGTTGCAGCGGCAGGAGTGGAAATCATATTCGGCGCAGGTACGGACGGCGCTTTCCGAAGTTATGGGATCGTTGACTGGTTGGGGCGGCGTCGCTGGACGTGTTTTCGACCAGATCTATAACCAGATCGCGCGCCAGATTGAAATAGAGCAAGAGGAGGCTGTTTCCCATGCGGCCACCGAGGCGTCGAAGACCTCATCAAGCCTTGACGCCATAAAGCAGCTCGCTCCGGTCAAGGCCGCAATGTACTTTGCTGAGGGGATGGGGGCGTGGCCAGATGCCGCGGCAATGGCTCACAAGTTCGCCGCCGCAGCCGGATGGGGAGCGCTAGCCGCCGTGCAGGTTGCGTCGATGGCGGGAGCCTTTCAGGGCGGCAGCGGAAGCAGCAAGTCTTCCGGCACCTCGCTTTCGTCTTCATCAACGTCCAGCTCATCCAGTACCAGCACGTCAAGCACCAGCGAGCCCTCAAAATCCATGACCGTCGTGCTGAATGGCGACACGTATAGCCGCAGCCAGGTACGGCAGTTGATTGACAGCATCAACCAGGAAACCTCACAGGGCGGCAAAGTGCTCGTCGCTACCTATACAACGCAGCGCTCCCGGAGTCGCAACTAATGGCGGGCATTCTGCCGATGATCGTCTATCCGTCCAGCCTGGTCGAGAGCGACGCTGGCAACCAGAAGCGCCTGACCTTCCAGCATCCCCCCAAGAACCTGGACGAATATGTGCCGGAAGTAACCCGGCACGACCACGTTTCAACGGCAGGGGTCTCGCAGACGCTGCTCGAACGCATCGACTACTACCTGACTTTTCAGGTTCCATGGATCGATGACGACGACAACTTCGATGGGGACGGGTTGAACGATTTGGGACGCTGGTGGCAGTTCCTGCAGTTCGCCATGACCGGGCAGCCATTTGATTTCTACATCGACGCCGATGACCAGAACAACTTTAAGACCTACCAGCTCTGGGCACCCACGCAGCCGATTCCCAAGCACGTTTCGCCCTACCGGCACAGTCTGGATACGCTGACTTTCAGGGAAGTGGTGACCGGATGATCGCGGCTTCGGACAATTGGATCAAGGCAGCGGGCGCGCTGGGCGCGCAGCCCGTGTTCGTGCTGTCAATCGACAGCTACTCTCGGACCTTCATTTCGGTGCTTTCCGAAGAGACCGGAGAATACGCGTGGATCGAGACGGAAAACCACCTGGGCGACTTCGATATCACCGCCCAAGAGCTGGAAGGCAGCTCGACCCTGGCGGACATGACCGCGACCGTCCTGGATGGCTCAATTGTCGCCGGCCGCCTGATCACGGCCGATTATCCTAATTTCCAGTTCAAGGGCAAGACGGCCACGCTGCAGGCGGGCTTTGTAGGTCTCGACCGCTCGGACTTCATCACTCTGGCTACCCTGGTGGTGGATTCGATGGATCTCGCGGCCGACAACTGCGCCTACCAGTTCACGCTCAAAGACTTTTCGCGTTTTCTCCAGCAGAATATCTATCTCTACGGGGATGACGGTCATGGGATTTCGAGCGACCACACGCTCTACCGGCGCGGAAACCCGCTCGACTTGGTTGCTGACATCCTGCAAAACCAGCTGCAGACTCCGATTCCCATTAACACGGATGCACTCGACGCCATCAAGAACAACCTGCTGGCCGGCGTCGAAGTGGAGTTCACTCTCGATTCCTCGCCTGAGGCAAAGAGCTTCATCGAGCAGGAACTGCTGAAGCCCTTCGGCCTTTACTATTTCGAGAACAACTTGGGGCAGTTCACGGTTGCCTCAATCATTCCCATCGCGGCTCCGGTGCCGGTGTTTGGTTTCGATGAGACCAACGTGATTGGGTTGCCCGGCTCGACCCCCAGCCAGACCACCATGGGCTTGGGCTCGGTGATTAACGCCATCAAGTTCGACTACGACAGCGATGGAAACGATTTCAAGTCAGAGTTGCTGTGGGTGGAAGAGGACAGCATCACGCGTTACGGCCAATCGAGCTACTACCAGATTCAGTCGAAAGGCGCGCGGTCGGAGTTCGGCTATTCGGGTTTTGCCGCCCTGCTCGCGCACAACCTGACGATGCGCTACGGCTATCCCGACGATTACCGGCCGTACGCCATCGACGCGAAGTGGGCGGCCTGCCGGCTGGAGCCGGGAGACTTTGTCACGCTGAGTCATTCGAAGATCCCAAACCTCGCTGCCGGCACGATGGGCGTCTCCGATCTACTGCTGCAGGTGCTGGAGCCCACGCGTAAACACACAGACGGCGAGACGAGCTTTCAGTTGCTCGATGTGAGCTGGCTGAAGGGATTGGGCGGGGCGGCGGGAGCTTACCAGGTGGCCGCAAACGGGACGCCGGCGTGGACCGCCGCCACTGCCGCGCAGAAAGCGGCGGCGATGTTCCTGGCCGGGGCCGCGACGCATAAATACTCGGATGGCACAGCGGGCCATCCCACACTCTGATGCTGACACTCAGTAACATTCCGGGATTGATCGACCAGCCGGAGACGCAGCTTGCGGCAGGCCAGGGTGTCTTTGACTGGCGGCTGATGAAGGCTGCGCAGAACGCGCGTCACGGCATCCAGAAGGCCGAGCTCTTCTACCAGGAAGCAAGCGACGGTGACACGGTGGACCTGCCGGTATCGCGCGTTACCGGCAAACAGTTTCTCGCGCGCGAGTGCATCCAGATCTGGAGCTACCGCGCTACCACCAATCCCACCACCGGAAAATGCAGCCAGAGCGGCGGCCAACTCCAGCAGTGGTGCTACGTCGATCCCCAGACGCGCACGGCGCGCTCGACTATCACTTACTACGTGCAGGGCGGCCAGCAGAACGATGCTGCAGATGGCCTACTGGGCGTGTGGACCGTTGGCATCCCCGGACGTGGCAAGCTGCGCATGGCAAGTTCGCCGAGCTACTCGCCCTTGTCGTCAGCGAACTTTAGCCAGGACGCGGCACTTACCGAGGCGCTCGCGCAGCAGATCAATAAAAACGCGCGGTTTGCGGCATGCTCGTTCGAGGTGTTTGTGGATTGCGGCAACACTAGCGCCCAGACGTGGCAGGCTGGCCACAACTACGCCGCGGGCGCACTGGTTAAGCCTACCGCGGCCGCTGCGAATGGCCACTGGTACAAGTGCCTTTACGCCGGCCAAAGTGGCGCGCGCGAGCCGGAGTGGGGCGGCTGGGGCCAACAGACGACGGATGACACAGTCACCTGGGTTGAGGCGGGATTTGGATACAAGTACAACGACGTTGTCCCGCAGTGTGTCAGCTCGTTTGATGGCTACGGCTACACGACCGCGAACGATACGATTGTGCATTGGCCGTTCTGGGTTTACACAGGCGCGGCTGACCGCTCGGGATCAGGGAATGTTTCGGGACGCATCCGGCACATGCAACTTCCCAACATTGATCCGGCCGCGCCCGTGGTGCAGCCTTACATCAGTTATTGGGACGGGTCGCACGAGGGCGGCGCGCCGGACGGCATTTACAACGGCGTCGTGGGCATCGTGAGCTTCTGCCTGCGGGGAATGGGAACCGGCCGTACTCTGGCTAACTCATTTGTCGATCAGTCGGACCTGGTCTTTTTCAGCGGAGCCACGCTGGATGACGCTCCGGTGCAGCAGCTCGTCAAGAATATCGAGCTTGCGAAGTTGCGTCCTGAAGTCTGTGCCAGCACGCAGAATAACGCGGCCACGGTTGCGCCCTTCACGAGCCCGGTTGACCCCTACAATTACAGCCGCCCCGAGATTGACTGCATTTTTGGCATCAAAAACACCGGCACAGGACTCGGCGCCGTGCGTTCCGAGAACGTGGGCGTGAGTCCGACCACTGGTCTGGTCTCGCTCAGCGTGCTCTTCAACGTCGATGGCGGAGGCACCAGCATCCAGACAAACGGCTCGGTGCGCGTGCTGCAGTTCGGCCGCCGCCTGCATGTTGGTGATTCCTTTGTAAGCGACGTTCAGAACAATCCTGGGGACGGGTTGCAGTCGTCGTCCGGCTTGAATCCCAACGTCGGGTCGAACTACACGAACCAGGCGACCGTCGATTCCGTAGACGCCGGCAGCGATGTGACGATCCGCGTTTATGGAGCAACCGGAGGGCCGGGAACTGCCTGGTCGCGCCCGGTGGGTTCTCAGGTTGTCAGCTACCCCGCAACGTCGCTTTACCACTACAGCTACTCCACGACTTACTGGATTGTGTACGACCTGGACGCCCAGATTTACCGCGTCCTCACGGACTCGCTGAGCGCGTTGAATGACCGGTATGTTTTCGCCGGAAAAATCACGACGGTGGCATCCGGCGGAACGGGAGGAACGGCTGGTGGCGGGGGAGTTATGGGCGGCGGTGGTGGCAGGCTCTACCTGGAGATGGAGGCGTAATGGGCTGGATTCGCGTAAAGGACGATGCTGATGATAGGTTCGAAAGCGGCACGCACATCGCCGTGCTGCGGCACTCTGAGACCGGCGAGATTCGTAAAGTGCAGATCTCGGTGGTCAACCGCGACGCTCGCTGCCCATTCTGCCAGCGGCCCCACGCGGTTGCCACGACCGGTGAAATCGACGTTGAGGCAGACGTCCAGGCAACGCTGGATGAATGGAATGCCCAGGAGACACGGATCGCCGCGCACCGCCAGAAATATGGCTTCGATGCAGCGACCGGCAGGAAGTTCTCACGAACAGGGGGGAAGCAATGAAGCGATTGATCACAGCCCTAGTGCTGGTCCTCGCGGCAGGTCAGGCGTTTGCCAACACCACAGTGACTGGAAAGACCGTCGATTCGCAGGGCAGCGCCCTGTCGTATGCCGCGAATGGCGTCGTCGTCAGGTTTGAACTGCGCTACACCGACATGACGACGTTCCAGAAGAACCCGCCGCGCGCAAACTCCGGCGTTCCAGTCCAGAACACCAAGCTCGACGTGAAGCCAGCGAGCGATGGAAGCTTCTCAGCGAGCCTGCTTTCGAACAGCGATATCACGCCGACAGGATCGTGGTACCACGTCTACTTCCTGCAAAATGGGCGGGCCTATTCGGAAGGCGATTTGCCCTCGCTCACGGGAATGGCGGTGAATCTGAATAGCACGGTTTACCAAAACCCTCCGCCTGTCGTGCCCGCTCCCACGGGCGACACCACATATGTGCGGCTCGACGGCACAAACGCAGAGAGTTTTCGAGGGGCCGGCGCTTACCTCTACGCAGATGCCTTTCCGGGCGCCACAATGGCGCGACGAACCGTCGCCGCCGCGGCCGCGTGCCCGTCGACCGGGTGCACAATCGACGCGCGCCAGTCAGCCGATCTGACTATGGACGTGGCAATCAGCCTGGGCTCGGATTCCCAGCCCATTAAATTGCTGCTGCCGGCTGGAACCATCACGCGTTCGGCGGGCGCAAATTTTGTTTACTACAACGGTTCCTGGGTGGAAGGCCAGGGAAACTGCAATGGCGGATACTACAGCAACTGCACGGTGATCCAGGGCCCCTCAACGGCGGACACGGCGTTTGTCTATGGGGGAAGCAATCAACCGGGATACGTTCATTTGAAGAATTTCTACCTTCATCAAACGGCTTCCGGTGCCGTGGGGATTGACTACTCGATGGCCATCAAGAGCACCATCGACGATGTATCGGTTCTTTCGGATGCAGGAACGGCTCTGATTGTTGGCGGCACAAATGCTTGCGCTTGCTACAACGAGTTTCGCGGCAATGATTTTCGCGCTGGCCAGTACGGTGTGAAGCTCCTTGATACCGCTAATCAGAACGCGTTCTATGGCGGAACGATCTGGAGTGGTGGGACGGCGGTCTACCAAAGAAGTGTCAATGGGTTTAACGGAACCGGCTCTGACAACTTCTATGGCGTTGACACTGAGAACACCGGCACGGGCTACGACATCTATGCCAACAACGATACGATTCTCACCCCTTACATGGAGGCTGTCGCACACGCCTTCATTCTGGAACCTGGTGCGAGAGGGAACTGGATTCAGGGGTCGGGCGTGTACTCCGGTACTGTTGGTGCTGATAATGTGACCGACAATTCCGGCAACGCTTCTAACTTCTACATGGGCTTCGACTGGCCGAATGGAAATGCAGCCACCTTTCCAAAGCGGTTTGGCATCACAGACCGCCTGCTGATCGGAGGTAACAGCTTCTCAATCGCGCCTGCGAATCAGATATTCTCACTTCGCAACAACTACGGGGGTGGTTACCTGCCGTATGATGATCTCAGCTTTGACTATGAGGGTGGCCCAGTGTCTAACGGCTATGTTGGACATGCGGGACTGGCGCTCAGCCACATGTCGGTTACAGACCTAAACGCAGGCGATGTGGTAACAACTCCGCTGGGCCAGCCTTCGGCCCCGACGCTCGCTTGTAGCGGCTCTGGAAGCGGCACCACCTACACCTATTATCTCGTTGCCCACACTCGCTATGGCGTGACAATTCCCTCTGCCGCTGCCACGATTCAGTGCCCCAACGCGCCATCCTCAAGCTACCCGATCACGATCACACCTCAGAATCTCAACAACATTTGGGATTGGGACGTGCTCAAGGGTGACACCGCTCATGTGCTGTGCGCAGCAGTGCGGTTTGGTTACAACGCCGCCAACTGCAAAGACGCGGGTCAAGCAACTAACGCCTATACGACACCCACGCGGGATACCACGGCCGATGCAAAGTTCGCTGGTGCCGTGGGCGTAGGTCAAACGACAGTAGGTAAGTTGCCTGCTGCGAGTTCCTCGGCGGGAGTGATGCTGACCGTCACGGATTCCACGGCGATATCGGCCGAGGGGCAAGCGTGCGCGGGGGGGTCGAGCAGCACGGCGCTCGCCTGGTCGAACGGATCGGTGTGGAAGTGCTTCTGAGGCATGCAGCCAGCAAAAATGCTGGTGAGTAGTAAAGAGAGCAACCCCGGCGTTCGCGCGCCGGGGTCACCGGGAGACACACCTCCAGGCGGCCGCTAGCGCGGCTGCCCTCTGCATCCTAAATCGGCTGCAGGGTTCAATTCGATTAGGGAAGTTTGGAGGTGTGAATGCTGCGCAGCCCGCTTGCTTGGACAGGCGGAAAGTCGAGATTGCGGGGAGAAATCATACGGAGGATCCCCGAGCACACAGCGTACGTCGAGCTCTTTTGCGGCGCGGCCTGGGTCCTGTTCGGGATGGACCCGAGCTGCTCAAAGTCTGAGATTCTGAATGATGCGGACGGAGAACTCATCAATTTCTGGCGGGTGCTCAAACACCGGCCGGCCGAGTTTGCGGAGCGAGCGAGCCTGGCGCTTGCGTCGCGCGAGTTGTGGAATAACTGGGCGCTCGCCCTGCGGCGCTCTGAATCCGGAGTCCATGACGGTACGCAGGCCAATGACGAAATCGACCGCGCAATTCGTTTCTATGTGGTCATCAAGTGCGGCTTCGGCGCGCAGAGAATGCCTTCCGCGTTCGCTGCGCATCCGAGGCGTAGGCCCACGATGCGTTGGATCGATATCCGCGAGGACTTTGGCGCGATTCTGGCTCGCTTGCACCAGGTGTGGATTGAGCATCTTGACTGGCGCGAGTGCCTGGCGAAATATGACTCGCCCAACACGTTCTTCTATGCCGACCCGCCGTATCGGTGTGCCGGCTCAAAAGCCTATCTACACAGGTTTGGGGACGCGGATCACCAGGCGCTGGCAAAAGCGCTGCTCGCAGTCCGGGGAAAGTGGCTGCTCTCTTACAACGACGACCCGTGGCTGGCAAGCTTGTATTGCGCCCCGCGCGGCAGCCGCCAGATTCACATTGAGCGCATTCCGGTCACTTATACCGTCGCCGCCACGTCGCCACAGGCTGTGCGTGAACTGCTTGTACGGAACTACGACTTGTCGTCGCTGGGGCGTGGCAAGAAACGGGCTGCCTGAGTGCCCTGTTATCTCGTGGCAGGCGGCACGCGCCAGGATGGAGTCAAGGGAACGAGTTTGGCCGTCCGGAATAATGGGCGGCATGTAAGGTTCGACAAGGAAAATGAGGTAGGACGTGAGGGCATGCCGCCCCGACGTCCAGAGCGCTGGTGAAGGGAGATAAACCCCGTCAATCCAGCGCGTTAGTGTCTAATATGGAGATGTGCAACACGGTTGCACTTACTGCCATTCAGCCCCTAACTACTGCCACTCAGTCCCTCACTTACTGCCACTCAAACCCTCAGCGCACAGACTCCTTGTCGCCCTCGCTTGGCCCTTATAGTATAATGGACCTTTGCTTTCGAGTTACTTGGGAAGCCGACGGGTGCTTAGCTGTCCTGAAGGAACTGCATCCCGGGATGCGGGAGCAGGCGGGCCAATCTTTGTTGTGATAGCTCGATCCGGGATATGTCTCAACCGTTTCCTACCGTGCCTCCGGTGTCCAGTCTCGCTCTCAGCGAGCAGGCTGGGTTCAGGCTCAAGCAAATAAGAGAACGGCTTGGTCTGACCTTGCGCCAAGTCGAAGAAGCCAGTCTGGAAATCGCCGACGCCGAGCGCAATTCCGAATACGTAGTCTCCACAGCCCGGCTCAATCAAATCGAAAACGACGGCTCACTCCCCAGCATCTACAAGTTCTATAGCTTGACCGTGATTTACCAGTTAAGTATTGAAGATATGATGGGGATATACGGCATTAACCTTGGGAAGATGCAGCAACACCGCCTGGCCACGCGGCAGAATTCGACGCATCTTTTCACGGTGGAGGTCGGGGACCCATCGCGCGTCGTGCGTTTCCCCGTCCGCTTCGATCCCGGTTTCCAGCCGGAGAAGACGGCCTTTCTCTCGCGGCTTATTGAAGTGTGGGGTGAGGTTCCCGCCGGGCTGTTGACGCAGTTGGACCTCAAGAAGTTTCGATATGGCTACATCGGTCTTGAGGACCATATGATGGTTCCCATCCTGCGGCCCGGCTCGATCGTACAGGTGGACGACTCGCGCCGCCGCATTGTGAACTCCGGCTGGCTGACCGAATATGACCGCCCCATCTACTTCCTGGAGTTGCGCTACAGCTACGAGTGCTGTTGGTGCTATCAGCGCGGCAAAGAGATAACGATGTTGCCGCATCCGTTGTCCCCTTGCGGGCCACGGACAGTCCGGATTCCAGATGAAGGGGAAGTGCTAGGCCAAGTCGTCGGGGTCGCGATGAGGATCGTGCAGTAA